TGCGCCAATTGTAGTCTTTGCGCAGTGCCGGCCTTAGAAAGGAAATCTGCAAAGTCGTCCAATATTTGGACATTTGTGTCTTTGAAGATCTTCCGACGCTCTGTGGAAACGATTTTGATTTGGTTGCGCGCGGCTTCCGCGGCCTGTTCTGCGGCCTGCGCCTGCTTCCTTAGGTCTTCAAATCCAAGTTCCCTGGTGACAACCTTGGTCTGTTCTAGGTCTGCATTTAGTCCGGCAATGACGCCAGAAAGCACCTTGGTGCGGTCAATCAACTGCTGTTGCTGTTCAGACAGTGTTTCAACGCCGTCAGCGGCATTTGTAGCAGCAGTGCCGTTTAGGGTTACGAAATCAATAAGACCAGCAACGTAGGCGCCACCCTGTAGGCGTTGTTGCAAGTTTTGCACGGCGTCATCCAGGTTCCCGGTCTCTTTAAGCTGCTCGTTCAGGATCCTATTGGCTTCCTGCACAGAGACGTTGAATTGGCCCGCGTAAATCTTAGCCAGTTCTTCTACGTTCTGGTTCAATGCCTTTTGCTGGGCAGCGACATCTTTACCTTTAGCGAAGTTTTGGAAGGATTTCAGCGCCTTTGAAATCTCAGCGTCTAGGTTTCCTCCAGCCTTAGTTCCCTGCTCAAATGCGTATTTCAACGACCGGCCCAACTCTGGAGCTACAGTTGCAATATTTTCAATCCTAGTTTGGATTAACTCCAACTCCTTTTCGGTGCGATTCCCTTGAGTTAGGGCTAACGCGCGGTTGAGTTTGTCGATTTGCGTAGTAGCTTCGGATTGGGTCTGAACCAACTGCCTACTGGCCGCAGCGAAACCCTGCATTTCGATCTTAGCTTGCTCACCAGCCGCCTTAGCAGACGTAAAAGCAAACGCTAAGGCGCCTAACGCGATAGTCACGCTTCCAGCGGCCAGCGCCGCCGTTCCTGTGACCGCAGTAAATGCCTTAAATCCAACCACAGCAGTAGCCATGGCGGCAGTTAATCCACCCATGGCGGTTCCCATAGCCAATAGAGACGCAATAAACCTAGCGCGGTCAGGGTTGTCAGAAATTGATTTGTAGAAATCTTCCGCGCTAGTCACCAAAGAGCGGAAGATTGGCAATAGCCCCTCACCAATACTGCGCTGGGCCTCTTCTGCGAAACGGTCCAATGATGTGAACCGCTTGTATACGTCATTTAGGGATGCCTCATACGTACCAGCAATTAATGCACCTTTTCGGAACACCTCATTCAGGATCAACTGCCGCTTTTCAAGTGGGGTCAGTGTGTTAACCGTGCGTCCCACCGACACCGCGTAGCTTTGGTAAAGCTGGTTCAGGTTTACGATAATGCCTAAGTTACGAAGCATTACAGAGTTACCGCGCTGAATGGCCGTCAGAAGGCGCCCGAACGCCTCCGAGGAGTTGATACCAGCGATTACAGCGGCGTCCTGGGCCACCCGGGCAAGTCTAGTCGAGTTTGACAGGTCCAATTCGGATTGAGCCAGCAAAGTAAGACTTTGCCGCGCCTTAATTGTCGTAATGCCAAGAGATTTGACCTTCTCCTCTAGGACGCCTAATTGGGCTACGTTCTTTCCGGCGATCTGCCCTACGTTGTTTAGGATCGTGCCTAATACCTCGGCACGGGCGGCAAGTAAGGTGTATTCCTGAATCTTATCGGTAGCCAAGCTGCTGGCAAAAGCTGCCGAAAGCGCTGCAATCCCAGCGGCCAACCTATCAACAGCGTCACTTGTTTGTGCAGATTGCTGCTGAAGTTTGACGATGACGTTGTTGACCTGCTTAATATTGTTGCGTACGGTGTTGGCCCCTGCGGCCAAGCCAGCGGCATTTAGGTTTACGTTGATTGCAATACCGCCGACTGTGATAGCCATTACCTAATGGCGCCTCCCAAACCGCCCAAATAAGCCTTGTACTCCTCTGCCGACATAGATTTCCAATTGACCTTTTTCTTAGCCGGCTTTTTTGGTTGTGATTCCGTTGGGGTCGAAGTTGCATTTTCTGCGTAAATCAGCATTGCAATCTGCCCCTCCGTGTAATTCTCCTGTAATTCCTTGAATGTTTCTCCTAGTGCTTTGCTGGCATTCCGCCAGAAAATATGGTCTGGAGTCTCAGGCTTTGAATCTCCGCTGTCCGCATTACCATGCAGGCGACGCGCAAGGGTGTTGCTAAAAAATCGTTTTCCCCTTGCAAGTTAAGTTGAGCAACTGCAATGGCTTGCAAATCAGAAGTAGTCAATTCATCATCGTCTAACGCCTGCCGAATGTCGTCCCAACCGTATTTGGCGCACAAAATGCGGCAACAGTGTGAAATGCCGTCTAGCAATTGCATATCCTGGTCTTCGACCTTGTTAGGGTCCTTAATAGCGGTCTCAAGCGCTTTGGCATAAGGTTGCATGGCAGACCGCAGTTGCTTAGACCATTTGACGGTAAGGGGCTCCAAATCACGCACCTTGCCTAAGATATTGAGTTGCTTGGTATGGGTATTTGGAAATAGCACCTTCGATAGATTGTCCTTCTCATCTTGGGTGAGGGTGTTGTACAGGTAATCAATGGCGTTATTAGAGTGCGTGTCGGCGTCCATTAGTGTCCTCCGCTCGAATTGTAAACGAAAAGACCACCAGGGGTTTCCTGATGGTCTTTTGATTGACGAGGGCTTGTATTCATGCTTATCCTCCGAGTACTTCGGTAGGAACTAAACCTCAGGGTGAGATTAGGCGCCTGAGGGGATTTGGTGGATTTCAGCCACAACGAGTTGAGCAGTGCCGCCGTAAATCGCCTTGGTCACCGAAACTCCCAGGGCGTTGAAGGTAATTGGAATGCGCACGTTCTGCTCTGGAGTGATAGCGAGGTTCAATTCGCCGGCCGGGGCGGCCTTATGGAACTGGTGGATGATCTGGTCTCCGTTGAGCAGGTCAGCAACGCCTAGCAGGGTGTAATACGTATTCTTCGCCGTACCAACAGCTTGTGAGCAAACATTATAAAAATAGGCGTTCATCGCTGTAGTGGGCGTGTGCGCAGGACTTGGATCGCTTAGGAAGTAAGTAAGGCCGTCCGAGTGGATTGAGGCGATCTTGCACTCAATAGCCAGAGTCTCTTGGGCGCTGTCCTGGTTGCCTGGAGCGGCCAATACGATCTTTCGGCCAACAGGCAGCGAGCCGGTTGTGGTTGTGAGGGTGATTACGCTGCGGTTGGTTACCGAGGCAATTGAAGTTACCGCAGTGGCGCTTGAGACCGCCGTGAAGTTACCGAGCGCGTATTGCAATTTGCGCCACGAATAACTGTGCAGTTCAATAGCCAGGCTGCCATTCATACCGGTTACAACCTCGAACTGGCGAATCTTGGGGATGCCAGTGTCGAGTTCGTATTTCTCTCGGGTAATGGTAAGGCTGGGACTATCCTCGACAACCGCACCTAGGTTAATAAACCCAGCAGGTGGGGCGGCGGGATCAATGCGACCAATAGTCCAGGAAGTGCCCTCAGGCGCAATGAGCACCTGCTCAATGGCCAGAGACACCTCCGCGGGAACTATCTGGTTTGAAAAAGTCGCTCCGACCAAGGTATCCTCCTAAACAAAGGTGTCATCCCGCCGCAATTGGGGGACAGGTCTTAATTTGAAGAATACCCTTTCCCACCTTTTCCCGCAACTAACCACAATTAAGGTGCGGTGGTGACTAAGTTGTAATTCAGCGGAAATACAGAATGCCCGTTAGCGTCATTAAAACTAGCTCCGGGCTCCGATGCGGCCACTATGCGGCCTGTGATTGTTGGTAATACGTTCCACACATTATCTAGCAGGCCGTGGATAGTTTTTACTGTTGCTAACCCTGAATTGACCCTAGTATTCCTGTGCTGCACGGTAAAACTAGGGAACCGAGTGGGGTTTCCAGGCTGATGAAATCCTCCGGTATGAACAATGACCGTACCAGTCTGTGGCGATCCTGGCATGGTTTCTAGGAACAAATTAATACCCAAGGTACCTACCCCCGACGTTTGGAGGTAGGTACCTAATTCAACTAGCAGCAGTTGGGGGTCTTTTGCCATCTACTTTTTCTTGGGGACCGGATTGATCTTGCGAAGTTTGGTGCGCTTATTGCGGTTGCGTTGGCGCTTCTTAATGCCAGAATCCGCCTTCTTGTAGCTGCCTGGGACTTTCATGGTTTGGGATGCTCCAATTTGATACTTTCGTGCTTAACGACACGATGAATGGTGCCGTCCCGCATATCAATATCAATAGTCCCATAAAACCTGGCGGCCTGCAATTCCGTTAGAAGTCTAATTACGCGATCCAGTTGCTTTTGTGGGTCTAGCATGACTACGCCTTGATTAGCCTACCGGTAGTGGCGTCGATATTGTTAGTCCCAAGTAATAGTAGATCAAGGTCGTTTTCGTTCCAAGTGTATTTGGTGCCCTGGTTTGCACGCAACATGGGCTCGACCGCCTGCACAGGAACAACTCCCGCCCTAGCGCCGAGTTCACCTGTCTGCGCCGTCATGTAGGCTAGGAACTGCTGGAAGTCGATAAACCACACCTTTTTAGGTTCCACGTTTTCCGTCTGACAACCGCCGACTGCCCCCCACAGCGCGCAACGAACCTCAAAGGGTGGAGTGGGCCGGTCTTCAAATGGAACCCCGCTCATACCTAGCAGCGCAAGAGCCTCTTGATACATGGGGAACGCTAAGGCGTGGTACTTGCACTTCGGGTCTGTGAAATACTTGAGGTAGGTGCGTACGGCGGCTTGGAGCATTAGGTGCTCAATGCTCTTATGCTGAACCACCATCTTTGACCGCTCTAGCCGCCATTTAGCCACATTCAGGTAGTCCCGAATCACCAATACCCAAGAAATCATGCGGCCCTTATTGCCGTTTTCTTTGGCGTCCTTAATTAGGAGTTCCATGTTCCGGTTAGAGCACTTGTTCCGCCGCTGCACCTCGTTCATGTAGCCGTAATGGGCCAATTGACAATCTGGAATCAAAATTGACGGTTGAATGGCGTCATCGTAGAGACTCTTGCTCTGATCTAGCGCCATTTCATGGATATACCCTGAAAACTTGACGTGGGGCCGGTTCCTGAAAAACCTAACCGGTAAATCGTAAGTGCCGTGGACATCAAGCATTAGGTGCGCTTGCTTGCATCCGTAGCCCTCATAAATCGGACTGCGCAGATATCGGCGCAGTTTGGCGCCGTCCACCAACATTTCGTCGGTATCAACCCAGAAGATCCAATCCTGGTCTAGGCCCTCCAAGCTCTTATTCCGCATTTGGGAAAAGTCTTCAAACTTAACCGGGAATACGTTATCAGCCCCGTGTTCATAGGCCAAAGACATTGTGTGATCTTTGGTGCGGTCGTCTAGGGCGATTTGGATATAGTCGGCCTGGTCCTTTAGGTGGTTCAGGCACTTGATAATCCACTCCTCGGCGTCTTTGGCAATCATGGCGACGCCTAGGCTTACATAGGGGCGATAAATACGGGCACGATGGTTGATATCAAACGGTTTGGTATTGGCGGCTTGGGGCTTAGTAAAGATGCACAGCCAGTGCCCTAATAGGTCGCCTCCGGTGCCAATACCGTCGTCTAGCACCGTTGCGACGAAGTTTTCATTGGCGAACATTTGCTCAAAGTCGTAATACCCAAGGTTCCATTTCCGTGTGTACTTGGTATCGCGGATTGTGGCAGTCGGGGCGCCAAAGCCGCTGGTAACCGCCACATGACCATCCTCGGTTACCCAAGCAGCTAGACCACGCAAAAAGGCGGCCGGATCCTCCGATTGCTCCAGTTGGTCGCCAGAGAAGAGGAAATCAAAGGTGCCCTTCTCAGGTTGAATCTCCTCCTCTGACATTACGCGGACGCGATTTTGCGCCTGCTCAGGAAGGTTAGCAAGTGACTTGGTAATCTGCGCGCGGATTTCTGGGTTGGAATCGGCCATTACGACTTCAACGGTCGAATTGCGCTTTACCAGGTTCAGCCCAAAGGCCGCCGGACCGCAGTGCAAGTCCAACACCTTCTTAGGTTTGATTTGGCGGCTATGTAGGCGGGCCAGAACGCCGTCATAGCGGCTCAGGAGGCGTTGAACGTCGTTGTAATTCTTTGGTCCTGCTGGAGTTAGCTCTGCAAATGCCGCGTCCACCTGAGCGTTATCTAGCCCTAGCGATTCAGAGAGGCGCTTAGCAGGAATCAAATCGTTATGCCGAAGCATCTCCGTAACAATCTTGTCACCTTGGGCCTTAATGCGGTTTTCAAATACCTCCACAAAGTGCTTTTCCCACCGCTCAGCAACCTTGGCCCAAGTGTAGCCCTTCTGTTGCACCCACTTAGGGCCATACTCCTGAAACTGCTTAAGGCGCTCCGGCTTCTTATTCAGGAGATACAGCACCGTCTCCACATACCGCTTGGTGTATTCCTCATTCCCGGGCAGCCCAGGAATCAAAATCCCGTTTTTGGAATTCGATACCACCTCGTTTAATGCAGCAAGTTTGGTTGAAACAACCGCTGTGCCACAAGCCGCCGCCTCAATTGCCCCCAAGCAGAACGTCTCCTCGAACCGGGAGACATAGGCCCAAATCTGACTGGAACTCATTTCTTGATAGAGTTGCGCCTTACTCAGTGCTCCCAGCTTCTTAACGTTTTTGGGCAATCGCTTGGCAAAATCATCACACGCCTTACTGATCTCCTGCACCTCTTGGGAGAGCGGAAAGCCGGGCAGGTCGTAGGCACAATAACTTAGGGTGATTTCAGGATCCGCCTCAACTAGTTTGGGCATAACATCGCGGAGTAAAAAGAGCAGGCCGCGTTCTGGACGACTGGTGTAAAGCAGTTTCTTGGGCTCTTTGGGCCGCAGGTTGGCCTTAATCAGGTCGATGTCTACGCCGTTGGAAGTCTTCCAAAAGTGCTTTTTGAAATGTGGCATCTTGTTCTGTTCAGGGGTGCCATCAGTGTAATTGGCGATATGCCAATCAGTTAGCGCAAAGATCTCGTCGGTTTGAAATAGGCACTGCGCGAGACCGCCTGCGTCCTGAATTACGTCATGTAGCCAAAGAACGCGCATTCCAGCATTAGTAGGCGCGGCTAGGTATTGAGCATACCGACTGACAACTAATACATCCCACTGAGCAAAAAGACTAACTACGGGGAATTTGCCGACGTTATACCACTCGATTCCGTCGAATTCCCCTTCCTGCTCAGTTTTCGCAAAGACGGCCACCTTATGGCCGCGTTTACTCAGTTCGCGGGCCATGCAGGCAACTGCGGTCTCAGAGCCGCCTAGGCTGCCAGTTTCTAGTGAGTCGTGCTCTAGTTTGGTTCCCTCAGTGACAATACAAATACGCATGTAACATTCTCCTGCCAGTGCTTGGCTATAGGAATGTTACACGAGATAAGATCCGGCGTTTTAGATTCTTAGTTTGCCTTGGATTTGAAACCCGGCGCCGGCTGCTGATTGCTGCACTGAGTTCTGAAGCAGTATAAGGTAGGTCTGAAAATGGGCCTGCAATACGCGGGTGAAGTAGCTGCCGCCTACCCCGCCTTCGTTACCAGAGAAAATCCGATCCATTTGGCTTGAAATGGGGCCCAATTGGTAATGGGGGCGTCCTACCAAGGTTTTAATCAAGTATTGGTGCATTTCATGTGCGTAAGGAATGTCAGTACTGACTGTCAGGAGCATCTTGTCACCCTGCTCCTGAATAGGATGGGCTGTAATAGAGGCCCTAAGGTCGCCAGTTAGGATAGGCGCAGTCTCTTTGCTGCGCTCCACAATATGGTTGCCAATCTTTTGAAGCGTAGCCTTAAGTCCAGCTTTGATATTGGGGCCCAGATTGGCAATTGCTGCTTGGAGTTGTGGATTACCGGTGACGTTTATGTTGAGTGTCTGTCTGGTTCTAGGTCCGGCCATACAGACATCCTAAACCGCTACCGCTTTTTACGCTTCCCTTGGGTCTTCCAATAGTCCTTAACAATGTCCTTTACAGGGCGTTGGGGGGTCACACGCCATTTTGTGTCTACTACAAAGGACTTACGCTGCTGTGCTGTGTAAAAGTCTGGCTCAAATACACTAAGACTGTGCTTGCAGCGAGGATGGAGTGGGCACCCTCCGTTTGGACACTGACTGAGCGGAGGATAGGTGGGGTGGGTTCCTGATATTGACCATACAGTTCCGGCGTACAGATTGCACCAATCACCAACGCTGCTAGGTTGGGGACTAATACGCACCAAGTCGTTTCCTTGCTGCCTGGCAAGTGCTATTGTTGCCTCTGACATTGCTCGCCGCCGAATATTGTGGGCAACCATCTGGGCGTAATTAGGTATTGAAAACCGATATGTCCTGCCGTCTCTACCAGGAACCGCCACGATTCCATCAGCAAATCGCTTCTTAAGTAGTTTCTGAATCTCTTTCTTGATTGAGACGGTGGCCTGCCCTTGGGCCATACCTACGGCCACTAGCCGCCTAGCCTCCCTATCAAATTCAGGGTAGGCCCTAGCGAGATTAGGGGAGTTGTAGATCGTAAATGCTTCCCTAGCAACGCTTTCCGTGACGTTGGCTAATGGTGCCGATAGGTCTTCAGCAAGGGCTTGAATAGCTACCTGATTAATAACAGACCCTATCGGAGGCGTAATCGGTAGATACAGGTCTCTCGCTTGCTTTCTAAGCGCCTCTTCAAAGAAGTTAGCAACCTCCGAGCCTACCCAAGCACTACTCTTGTTGGTTAAGGCTGCCAATTGCCGGAGAATTTGGTTGTAGATGGTGGCTTTCCTAGCAAAGTCCTCAGATGAGGCAAGCCGCTCAAGAGAAAGCAAAATGCCAGCGGCGGCGTCCTCATAGATTTCAACGAGGGTGCTAGTTGTATCCGCCATTACGCACTTCCAGGGTTGTCAGTGATCTCCAAATAGAGCAGTTTTGCACGCTGCCCATATTGCGGATGGGCATAGTCAATGACCCTAGTGATTCTCGCGTCTGCCAATACGGTGTTTCCGCCAGAATCAATTACTGTTGTCAGGTAATAGTCCGGTTGGGCGCTGGGAGTTGAGATAACCGCCATGTGCGATTCCCTGTCCGTGCGCATTGGAATCGTGTTAGTTCCGAAGATATCTAATTGGTAAACACCACAACTGATTGTGAATACTGAAGTTACAGCAGTTTCGCCATACATATCGTAGGTTACGTGACGCAACTGCCCAAGGTGCGTCATAAACCTGGTCAAATCAAGAAATCCTGGCTCTGGGAACGCCATTAGGCCCTATAGATCCTTTTGGAGGTGCGGTAATCAGACAGCAGTGCTAACGCCTCAGGGGCCAGTTTACCTACTGATCCCGCCTTACTGCTTGGACTGCCTCTGCCATAAGTAACCGATTGGGACATAGGCCCTAGCGATTCAGACCAATTGGAGATACCTGACGCTTGGCGCTCTTGGTGAACGTTCCTACCGCCTTCTCTTAGTAGTTTAAGTGCTTGGATGGCACAGGCTTGTTCTACCTTGTACTGCATCCGCACCTGCTCGTCGTCCTGAATGACGGTTCCGATATTAGTCGTGTAGTTCCAAGGGAATGCAGATTCAAGCATCCTTGGGAACTCTAGCCGCTGAGTGCCGCCATAGCGCCTTACGCCAATATATTGCAGCGCGTCAATGTCCCTAGTGGCCTGAACTAGGGCTGCTGCCTGAGTGACTGTGGTTGAACTAGTCCAGGCGCCGTAATCAATTACTGTGGTGGAAAGCAGCGAAGTGGCGTTAGTTACGCTGACATACATATCAGCATATTGACCGCCCCAATCTGAATTAGGTTCTGCCATGTGGGCCTCCCCAATATTCTACACAAGAGGAGGCCCTTCCAATAGTTGCTACCAGCGGTCCAAAGACAACCTAATTTCAGCTTTTTGATTATCAGGGGAAGTTCTAGCCAAGGCGGCCAATACTAGTGCTGTGAATTCAAGGGCGGCTTCACGACCAACAGGACTATTTTCGCCTAATGGACACCAACAAGTGCCGTCTGCCCGAAGGATTTCTTCTCCGTCAATAAAGTACGGAGTACACACTACTTAAACGACTCCTGCATTAGTCGTTCCTTATACCACTCGGGAAGTCCGGCCACAGACTTCCTAAGTAGCTCGTGCCCGAAAACCTTCCATAGGAACTCTTTAATGTCCTCTTTGCATTCCTGCGTGATATCTGCCTTAACCTCAGTCATCAGATTTCCAATGTCTTTTGGGCTTTCTGTTAGGGTTCCACCATCACGGAGATGCTGTACAGCCTTTTCCCAGCGCGCCTCAGTGCGGAAACCTTCTAGGAATGTTTCCCACTTACCCTTACCGGTGTGTTCCTTGGCCCAATCGGTCTTTAGAACCTCTTTGAAATCTTCTCGAACAAGTTTTCCAGCGGTCAATGGCAATACCTGCCCGCCGATAAGCATAGGGCGAGAGTAGTTCTTAACCACAACCCCTTCTATCTTTGGGCCGCCTAGAACAGACTCAGTATCCAATAGTGCCTTAAGTTGATCCGGGTTTTCCACCAGGCCGGAATACAGCAAAGGAATAGCCTCAATGCCAAGGCGTTGTGCGTGTTGAGCTAGTTGTTGGTGCTCCGTTACAAAGGTTCCGTCAGCCGTCATAACTCCAAACAGCATAAGGTTTTGAATTGGAGTTCGGCCGTAAGTGAGGATATTATGCTTGTTCTTCCTCAGGTATTCACAGTAATAGACGGTGTTATCAGGAACTTCCATACCAGTCACGTTTTCAACGGCCACCTTGAACATGGCGTCAACGGATTCTGGGAAGATTTGGGCACCTTTGGAGCGGTAATACAACTGCCCGTTGATACGTCCAAAGGCGAACTGGCTACCGTCTACCTTTTCCGTAACCTCAACTGGCGCGTTGAATAGTTCAGTGATGTACTTAGTGCCTACCGTAAAGATCTTGGGGAATGAAGGAATCATGGCGGCCTCCTACGGTTGGCAATACGGACAGGTGGCAGGATCTAGCTCTTGGCCAAGTTGCCGATGGTTAACAGATTGAGACATATATTTAGTTCCGACTCCGCGTCCGCGATGGCGGCGCGTAGGCGCACGCCGTACTGCACCAAACTTTACCAGGCCCAATGAGCGCGGGAGTACATTTCTTCCCGCAGCGCGCACAACGGTGAATCGTGCAACTGTCGGATGAGGGAATTGTGCTTCCCTTTGTCATTTCAATGGTTGGCCCGTGCCGATTGGCAGGAACCGCTCCGCACTGCCCACAGGTAGGCGTCGGCGGGATAATACTCCACCATGCGGTTGGAACCTGCACAGGCCCACCACAGAGACTACAAGTTCCCAATACTGTGTTGTTCATTTGTTTTTCAACTCCTCCGTTTCGATGGGCCTGGTGGGAGTCGAACCCACAAGAGACGCCGGGCTTGAACCGGCCGCATTTGCCAATTCTGCTACAGGCCCTTGTTTTGTGTTCTTAATGCCCAGCCAAAGGGTCCCTAGTCAGCCTATGCCTAATTTCGTGATCCAACGCCGGTAGGAGTGGGTATTCCTTGTAAGGCTTGTACCGCCAAGAGACGTAGAGCACATCCCACTCCTGCAAATTGCCTTGTGCGTCAACCCACGATTCCACTAGCCAATGCCCGGCTACCAAGTTGGCCTGATCGCCGTTGATCGTGGAAATCAGACTATAACCGCCCGGATCCATGATGACAACCAGTACAGGCAGATAGCCGGTCGGCTCAGGATCTACCCCCTTGTAATTACTAGGGATACGGAAATCCTCTTGGGGAGTGACGTTCAAAATTTCTTGAATGGCGCCGTCTTCTAGCCCTCCAAAGCCATTCAGGAAGTGTGGGATCCAAACCTTTACACGGCCAGGAGTTACCTCCCGCCAACGGCCAGGAGGCGCCCAAGGCTCCCTGATATTGTCAGGGTCGAATAGGCGGCCACCCTTAGCTTCAAAAGGGTTATGAACTGCCTTTGGAGCCGCTTGGGTATTGACAGGGGCAGGAGCGGCCTCTGGTGGTGGAAAGGTCGGCCGGTGCTTACTTCCGCAACCCACTGCCAAATAACCAGATAGCGCAATGAAAGCGGCCGAAATGGCAATTGTCGTCTTGTTCATGGCCGCATACTAGCAAGTGGTGGTCAGGGCCGCTAGTGTGATTATTGTGCGCAGTTGGCATTGTGCGACCAAAAGACGCAGTTTTTGACTTCATGCATGACTTACCGGAAGCAGTCTGCAATATGCGCCCCGTACCGAGTACCGGTACATCTTTCTGCCTCTTTTCTTCTGCTTATATCTTACTGGTCACTCGGTTGAGGAGCCAGGAAGCTGATTGCCTTTGATAAAACGCCGTAGATCTGACAAAAAATTAATAAATTCGTCAGACTCCGGTAAAGGCACTGGTCCACGAGCGCGCTTCATTATTGTCGCGCCTCGGATGCCTAAGTGTTGGAAATAGAGCGATAAGTCGCGCCTAGTAATACCCGCAGTAAGTGATTCGCGCTCCATTAGGCGCCACAACTTCTTAACCCGCAATTGTCTACTGCGGGAGCCAAGCGCGCGCTTCGGTGGTGTGGTCCGACTACCTTTAGATTTTTTGGGTTCTGGCTTACCTAAAGATCTGCCTGCAAAAGACTTAATACCGAGAGCCAAAAGTACGTCTACTACGTTTTCAAGATTAATTGTCGGATCTACGCTCCTGTCCAAATAATTGTGTGCCAACCTATGACAGGCGCCGCAAAGTGGCACAAGGTCGCTTAAATCTTCACACCCTAAATTATCGTAACGCTTGTGATGAACATTTAAATGTTCGCTGCTATCACACAAAAAACACAAGCCCCCATTGGCGTGCGAACTAGCATAAAACCGCGTCCTGGTCGCGTGCCAATGCGGTGAGTCTAAATACTGTTTGTACGTTAAGTTGTTGTCACGCAAATATTTGCGAAGCTTTCCTAGCCCCTTACGCGCCACATCCGCTTCCTTTAGGCATCACTATAACCTATTACAGCCTCTAGGATCGTTCCAAATGGTGCTCAAGCACTTATGGATCGAATTTTTGATTTGGAACGATCCTGGGCCACCTAATGGGCTCTACTTGCCCTCCTTTTTAGGTGTTTTGTAACCCTTTTTCTTAAGGACATTTAGGCTAACGGCAATAGCCTGCTTATGGGACATTCCCTTGTCCTCCATAAGGTGCTTCATTTCCTTACCCATCATTTCCTTACCCTTTTTGGTCATCTTCTTTTTCTTAGCCACGTTAATTGCCCTTCTTTTTCTCTTGTTCGACTACCCGCTTGGCCCAATTAATGCCTGAAGTTCCGCCCCATCCGAGCAATGCTTGGGTACCTTTAGTGTTTTCTCCTGGGGCGTAATTCTTCTCGTGGCGAGCAAAGGCGGCCATGCGCTTAACGGTGTCTAGGGAGAGTTCCTTACCGTTGCTTAAGTCTCGTGCCCTAGC